TTCGGATCAAGAAGAATTGACACGTCAGGTTTTAAGTGCCGTAAAGTTGACTCGAGGTGATGGCGGTTGGGTCATGGGCCGGAAGCAAAGCGGCATAGTGTGCGGGGCAGTTGCCTCAGCAATGGTGACACATTTTGCGACACGCGCCGAATCAGAAGTTGACATTCAGATAGGTTAATGTCTAGGCAATAGCGTATAATATGTCCAATGGGAATCCGGGACATTTTTACATCTTCTAAGCCAGTCGAGGTTACAGTCGACGCGGCTTCAGCGCCAGCGCCTTTTAACAATACCGCATCTTTCAATCCTTTCGTATTTACTCAATCAGTTGCAAGCCGTCAGCAAGCAATGGCGGTCCCAACTATTGCGCGTGCTAGAAATATCATCTGCTCAACACTTGCTTCATTGCCTCTCGAACAATATTCAAAGCTCGATGGTTCTCATATGCCAACACCAGCAGTAATCAATCAGCCAGACCCACGCGTTCCCGGTTCTGCTATCTATGCCTGGATTGCTGAAGATTTATTATTCCATGGCGTTGCTTATGGACAAGTAATGGAACAGTACGGAGACACCGGACGTGTCCGCGCTTGGACTCGTGTTGCTCCAGATCGTGTAACTGTAAAGTTAAATCAAAACGACACAGAAATTGTCGGTTACTCAGTTGATGGTTCACCAGTTCCTACTCAGGGCGTTGGTTCACTTGTAGTTTTCTATGGCCTTGATGAAGGATTGCTTAACCGCGCAGGCCGTACCATTCGCGCAGCTCATGCACTCGAGCAAGCAGCAGAAACTTTTGCTAAAGAGCCAGTGCCACTACAGGTTCTCAAGTCTAATGGCACTAACTTGCCAGCAGAACGTATTTCTAAACTTCTTGAATCATGGCGCACCGCAAGACTTACAAAGTCAACTGCGTTTCTTAACGCCGATGTTGAATTGCAAGCGTTGGGCATCGATCCAGCCAAATTACAGCTGAACGAGGCTCGTCAGTACGTCGCGTTGGAATTGGCTCGCGCTTGCAACCTTCCTGCTTACTTTGTTAGCGCCGAAACCAACAGCATGACCTACAGCAACAGCGTTTCAGAGCGTCGCTCACTTATCGACTTCTCAATGAAGCCAATCCTTGCCGCTATTGAACAGCGCCTTTCTATGCCGGACTTTATTTCTTCAACTGGTGAGATTCGTTTCTCATTGGATGAATTCTTAAGAACCGATGCACTACAGCGTGCTCAGGTTTATGAAATCCTCAATCGAATTGGCGCGATGAGCGTCGAGCAGATTCGTGAAGAGGAAGATCTAATCGATAACAAGGAGACCCGATGAAGATAACGATGCCAGTTGCTATTACAGCAGCAGACACAGAGTCACGCATTATTGCGGGGCGTATCGTTTCATGGAACGCTGAAGGCAACACCTCAGCAGGCCGCACTATGTTCAAGCCTGATTCAATTACCATGGCCAAGAACACCAAGTTGGTTTTGCAGCATGACACCACTCGTCCATTGGGCAAACTCATGTCATTCGAGCAAGACAATCAAGGAATCATTGCAGAATTTAAGATTGCTAAAACAACCGCTGGCAACGATGCGTTAGAAGAAGCTGCAACTGGACTTCGTTCAGACTTCAGCGTTGGCGTCGATGTTGAAGAATGGGATAACGAAGATGGCGTAATGGCTATCAAAGCATCCAATCTTGTCGAGGTCAGCCTTGTCACAGACGGCGCAATTCCCGGCGCTGAGGTCGCAAAAGTAGCGGCAGAAGAAACCGAAGTTTCTGAGACATCTCAGGAAGAAACACAATCAACCACAGAAGGAGAACAAGTGTCAGACACTACCGTTCCAGAAGTTGCTCCTGCCGCAGAAACGGTAGAGGCTGCTAAGGTTGAAGTTAAGGCTGCAACAGCACCTTACATTTCAACAACAGTTCGTAATCCAATCGTTGATAAGGCTTCTTATCTCGAGCACTCAGTACGCGCAAAGTTGGGCTCAGAAGAGTCTCGCATGTATGTTGCAGCAGCAGCAGACACAACAGACAACGCAGGTCTCGTCCCAACACGTCAGTTGACTGAGGTCATCAATGGCATCTCAAACGCAGATCGCCCACTTATCGATTCCGTATCACGCGGCACTCTTCCAGATGCAGGCATGACATTCGAAATCCCTAAAATCACAGTTGCTCCAACAGTTGCAATCGCAGCTGAAGGCGGAACACCATCAGAAACAGACCAGAACGCAGCATTCGTCTCAGTAGACGTTAAGAAGTTCATCGGTCAGCAAACATTTAGCCTCGAGCTACTTGACCGCTCATCACCAGCATTCTTTGCTGAACTCGTTCGTCAAATGGAGTTCGCATACGCAAAGGCAACAGATGCAGCAGTAGGTTCAGCACTTATTGCAGGCGGAACAGACGGTGGAAACCGTTCAATCACAGATGGTGCAGACGTTGCAGACTTCGTGTCAGATGCAGCAGTATCTATCTACACAAACACACTCGGATTCGCGACAAACATCGCGGTATCACCTGCACAATGGGGCGTCCTTATGGGACTCGTGGACACAGCAAAGCGTCCAATTTTCCAGCAGACAATCAACCCACAGAACGCAGGCGGAGACCTAACTGCAACTGCAGTTCGTGGAAACCTACTCGGACTAAACCTCCGCGTTGCTCGTAACCTCTCAGGTACAGGCGACAACTCAATGATCATCATTAACCCAGATGCTTACACATGGTACGAGAGCCCACGTCTCTCACTCCAGACAAACCTCATCTCAACAGGTCAGGTTCAAGTTGGCTACTACGGTTACGGCGCAATTGCTACCAAGCTCGCAGCTGGTGCATACCGCTGGATGGTTGCATAGTCCAAACTAATCATGGGGGGGCTGCTGCTCCCGGTGGCTCCCCCAGCCGTTTAACGAGAGGAACTAGAAATGGCAACAATAGTTACAGCAAGCGAACTTCGCTCTGTCCTTGGCGTTTCTAGTTCCCTCTATTCGGACGCATATCTCACAGATGTGATTGATACAGCTGAGGCCGTAATTCTGCCTATGCTAGTCCGTTACGCATCACCTATTTCATCAGTTGAACTAGAAAACAACATCGCGACATATCGCGTACTTGGCGACAATAACTTTACAGCGGGTCAGAGCGTAGTCATCACAGGATGCGGCTCCCCATTCAACGGAACTTTTACAATCTTAGAATCCAGCAACATCGATGCTGAAGGATTCGTAGTTAGATCAGATTCTCGCGTATTCGTAGACGCAATCTACTCAGAATTTACTGGCTATTTCACAGTAGCAATTACAAATGCAGATATTGACCAGCGCAAGGTAATTCCATCAGGCTTGGCTACTCTTACAGGCGCTGCAACCTATGTTGGAGTAAGCGCAGTCGAGTCAGCAGTCCTAGCCGTGTCAGTAGAAGTGTTTCAGTCTCGCATCGCTCCTGGCGGTCAGATTGAAGGCATCGACTTTACAAACGTCAGCCCATATCGCTTGGGTCGCAGCTTGTTTAACCGCGTATCTGGTTTATTGGGGCCATACATCGATACCGATTCAATGGTGCAGTAAATGCCTAATACGATTCTCGATACAGTCCGTCAACCATTAGCCAATGCCTTTGCTAACGTAGCAGGCAACGTCTATGCCTATGTGCCAGAGGCTCCGATGGTTCCTTTTGTGGTTACAGTCCCGGACTCTCCATATCTTGAATTGGAAACTATTAACAAGTCTACGCTGCACATCAAAATCAATCTTGTCATCTCAGTAGCGGTTGCCTATAACAGCAACCCTGCATCGCTCGACAACCTCGAGCAGCTCGTCATAAGTGTTCTGAAGGTGATCCCAGTTGGGTACACAGTCGGAGCGGTTGAAAAACCAACGGTTACTCAGGTCGGCCCATCCAATGTCTTGGTGGCAGATATCAGAGTTTCTACCTACTACACACAAACAAACTAAGGATAAATAATGGCAACCACAGTAATCACAGGTCGCGATATTTCTCTATCTTTCACAGGTGGAACAGATATCGAGGCTCAAGCACTTTCAGCAGTTCTTACAAAGACCAACGTTCGTGAGACATACCAGACTCTCGACGGCGAGGCATATAAGACTGTTAACACAGAGGCAACCTTTGCTCTTTCAATGCTCGCTGATTGGGGCAAGACCTCATCTGTATGCGAAGCACTTTGGGCAGCAGCAGAAGCACCAGACACCACCATTTCAGTAACCCTCACAGCTGCTACAGGCGCTCAGTTCGTTTTCCCAATTCTTCCTGAATTTCCAACAGCAGGAGGCGCTGGAACAGACGCACAGACTGTAGACTTCACATTCAAGGTCGCAAACGGAACTGTCACCGAGACATTCTCCTAAGCCGATAGAAACGGGAGCACAAAATGCAACAACAAATAACAATTAAATATATAGATGGATCCGAAACCACTTACATGGTACGTCCACCAGATTACGCCCGCTGGGAGATGACCACTAAAAAGGTCATCGCTCAGTTTGGCGGGATGTGGGACATTCTTTATGTCGCTCACAGCGCCATGAAGCGTGAAGCAGGCGGGAAACCAACCAAACCCCTCGAGGTCTGGATGGAATCCGTGGCGGACGTTGAAGTAGGTGAAGGCGACCCAAAAGTCACCCAAGAGGAAGCGTAAGCCGACTCTTAGTTGAACTGGCAATAGCCACACAGATTCCTATGAATCATTGGCAAACTGCCGAAGATATTCTCACAGCTGTAGAGATACTGGAGGAACGGAATGGCAAGTGAGTTGGTAGCACTTGACCAGACTGAACTCCGTCAAGTATTTAAAGCCTTAAAGAATATGGGTGAAGAAGCCAACGATGAGGCCAAGCGTCAATCCGGCGCTCTGGCTGAATTCGCAAGAACAGAAGTTATTCAGACCGCTAAATCTCTACAAAGTAGAAAAGTAGCAGGCAGGATTGCAGACGGTTCTCGGGTTAAGAAGTCCAGCCGTATTGGCGAGATTACTTATGGATTTGCATCTCAGAAATTCTCAGGTGGGGCAACCACTAAAGATATCTGGGGCGGTTCAGAGTTTGGATCTAATAGATACAAGCAGTTCCCGGTATGGTCAGGCCGTCAAGGCCGTGGCTCTAAGGGTTGGTTTATCTATCCGACACTTCGCAGGATTCAACCTGAGATTGTCGCTAGATGGACTGAATCATTTACTAAAATTTTGAAGGAGTGGGGATAAATGGCAACAGGTACAAGAGCGTTAACGCTTAAGCTGCTTGCTGACGTTGACAACTTCACTAAGAACCTAAAGTCAGCCGATAATGACGTTAAGACCTTTGGCGACAAGGTTGGAGAGTTCGGCAAGAAGGCTGGGCTAGCCTTTGCAGCTGCTGGAGCAGCAGCCGTTGCCTATGCAGGCAAATTAGCCATTGATGGGGTCAAAGCAGCCATAGAAGATGCCGCTGCACAGACTAAGTTAGCCCTTACCTTAAAAAACGTTACAGGGGCCACAGAGAACCAGATAGCGGCAACCGAAGATTACATAACCAAGACTTCGCTAGCCTTCGGTATTACTGATGATCAGTTGCGTCCATCATTGGAACGCCTTGCTAGAGCAACTGGAGATGTAGAGCGAGCACAAAAGTTACAGACTGTTGCCATCGATGTTGCAGCAGGGTCTGGAAAAACTCTTGAAGCCGTCACTAACGCAATGGCGAAAGCCGCCGAAGGCAATACTGCTTCACTAGCCAAATTAGGTATTGGGCTTACTTCTGCTCAACTCAAAACCATGAGCATGGAAGAAATCACAGCCAAACTTGCTAATACTTTTGCTAACCAGGCATCAACCCAAGCCGATACCTTTCAAGGAAAAATGCAACGCCTTCAGATTGCATTCGACGAAGGTAAAGAGACTGTTGGCGCGTTTATCTTAGATGCTATTACACCTTTGGTTGAAGTGGTCGTTAATCGAGTTGTACCGGCTATTCAAGAATTTACTTCTAATATTGGGGACAAGTTACAACCAGTTTTACGATTTATACAGCCAATCATCAACGGACTTAAAGCAGCGTTCGATACTGTCCGTGCATCTTTACAACGTAATAATGATGAACTTCAACCTTTCTACAATGTGCTAAAAAATATTGGTGAATTTGTCCGAGATGTTTTGGCTCCGATTTTAGGTAAAACACTAGGTTTTGCAATCAAGTCATTGGGTGATTTCGTGTCCGACGCTATTGACGCCTTTGCTAAATTTGTCAGCATACTTACTAATATTTACAACCGCATCAAAGGCATAGTTGATTTAATTAGAAGCGTAGGCAGTTCGGTTGGTAATTTCTTTAGCGGAGCAGGTTCATCAGGAGCTGCGTCATTTTCGAACGCTTCATTTAACGCTCCATCAAGCACTTCAGTTCCTACCCTATCTCCAGAAATTTTAGATTCAGACGCTCGCCTTAGGGCCTTCGCTCAAGGTCGCACAACCAGCATTACGGTCAATGGAGCCATTGATCCTGAATCAACCGCTCGTCAAATCGTTGGCCTTCTCAATGATTCCTCAGCTCGAGGAACCTTAGGTGGAAGTCTTATTTACGCATGACCGCTTGGACACCAACTTATAAAATCCAAGTAGATGGTTATGAGGTTACAGACGTCACGGTTGCTAACTTAACCGTTACCTCAGGCCGTACCGATATTAACCAGCAACCAGTTGCCGGGTATTGCCAATTACAGTTACTTAACTTCGATAACACAAGTTATGACTTTACGGTTGGCACTAGCCTTTCAGTCCAAGTTACAGATTCAAGCAATGCTTACGTCCCTATTTTTGGCGGATATATATCGGATTTTACTATTGCAGTTAACCGCGCTGGAAGCATTGGTTACACCACAACCGCAACCATTACTGCTCTTGGAGCACTATCTAAATTGCCTAAGATTATTGATGCTGGCGTTCTTAACGCTGATTATGATGGAGACCAGATTTACAGCCTTCTATCTGGATATCTTCTAGGCCAATGGAATGAAGTTCCGGCAGCTGAAACTTGGGCAACTTATAACCCAACCGAGACATGGGCCAACGCGGTCAATATTGGATTGGGGAACATAGACCAGCCTGGCGATTACGAAATGATTGCTAGATCGTCAAGCAATACAGATCTTTATTCACTATGTGCAGAAATAGCCAATTCAGCCTTTGGCGTCCTGTATGAGGATGCAAACGGCAATATCGGTTATGCAGATTCAACTCATCGTCAAGATTATTTAGCCAATAACGGTTATACAATCTTGGACGCTAACCATGCCAATGGCATTGGATTAGCTGCAACTACCAGAGCGGGCGATTTACGCAACTATTACAATATTCAATATGGCAATAATGGCTCTGGTTCATACACAGCACAAGACGCAACAAGCCAATCCCTTTATGGCACTTACGGGGAAACATATCTATCTAGGATTAAGAATCAGGTAGACGCGGAAGCCTTGGCAGATAGATATATCAATCTTAGGGCTTACCCATACCCAAAATTCCAAGGCATCACTTTTACCTTAGGAAACCCTGAAATCGATAATTCTGACCGAGATGCCCTATTGAACATATTTCTAGGCCAGCCAGTTTGGGTACAAAATTTGCCTGGCAATATTACCAATGGGTCATTTCAGGGTTATGTGGAGGGTTGGACGTTCAGGGCTAGCCTGAATAATCTCTCTATAACTTTCAATGCGTCTCCAGTCAGTTTCTCGCAAGTTGCGGTAAAATGGGAACAGGTAAACGCAGCGGAGACATGGAATACAATTAACACCAGCCTAACTTGGCTTAATGCGATAGGAGCAGTAGCGTAATGGCAACGACAACGACAAATTTTGGCTGGGACATTCCTCAGTCGACTGACTTGGTCAAAGATGGTGCAACCGCCATTGCAGCCTTGGGTCAAGATATTGACACGGCTCTCGTCGACCTTAAAGGCGGCACTACTGGGCAGGTTTTATCAAAGGCATCAGGCACAGACCTCGATTTTACTTGGGTTGCTCAAGATGATTCAAACGCGATTCAAAACGCAATAGTGGACGCTAAAGGTGACATTATTGCAGCGACTGCAGCTGACACACCTGCTCGCTTGGCAGTTGGCGCAAATGACACAGTTTTAACTGCCGATTCATCTACCGCAACTGGCCTTAAATGGGCAACGGTTTCTGCTGGCGGAATGACTCTTATCAATTCTGGAACAGTAACCGCAGGTACTCTCAATGTAGGAAGCATCCCAGGCACATATAACGATCTTGAATTATGGATTTATGAATTCGATCCAGGTTCGACAGGTGGCACTCCTGCATTTAGATTTAACAGCGATAGCACTTCAAAATATCAAAGTACGGTTACAGGAAATGGAAGCATTGCCGGTCAAGGTTATTTCCATATGTCCTATGACATGAACTCAACAGTTGCTACCGGCTTGGTGGTTTTAACCATCAAGCAATATGCAAATACTGGTCAAAATAAAATGTTTCAGGGATATATGACAGGTGCGGCCTCAGCAAACTCTGCAAACGCTGCCGTGGATACAATTATTGGAATGTATAACGCCTCAGGTGCAATCACATCAATTCAAACACCATTTAACAATCAAGGAAATACCAACATGGATTTCAAATGGAAACTATATGGGGTTAAATAATGAGTAAAGTATATGAAATCAACGCAGAAACCGGCGAAACTGTAGAGCGCGAATTAACTGCTTCCGAAAAAACTGAAGCAGCTAAAGTTGCTAAAGAATTTGCTGATGCAAAAGCCGCTGCAGAAGCTAAAGAAGCAGCAAGGGCTGAATTGCTTGAGCGTTTAGGTATAACTCAAGACGAAGTAAAATTGCTCTTGGCATGACTCCAAAGTTATGCAAGGCAGGGGTTCAACTTCGTGAACAAATCGATGATGCGTTCCCCGATAGAGATCGTAGTAGTGACGGGTGGATTGCCGATGCCCGCCATGTTGCTGCGGGTCGCTCTGATCACATCCCCAATGCTCGAGGCTGGGTATGTGCCATCGATGTTGACCGAGACCTTGCAGGTAAATCCGGTAAGCCAGACCTCATGCCTAATCTGGCAGATCAGATTCGTCAAGCTGCAAAGCGAGACAAGCGAATCAAGTACATCATCTTCGATGGACGAATTGCATCGCCTATCTTGGGCTGGCGTTGGAGAACTTACAAAGGACCTAATCCGCATCGGAAGCATTGCCACATTTCTTTCACTTCAAAAGGCGAGACGGATGGCTCGTTCTTTTCTAACATACCGATGATAGGTGGAACCGAATGAACATGAAAAATCCATACATCCTGACTGCCGGCGCATTCCTTTCGGCTTGGGCTGCATCTAACTTTGCATTGGATTATCGCTCAGTACTCTGGGCCATACTTGCTGGCGTCTTTGGTTATGCCACTCCGAAAAAGTGACAGCGCAGGACATAGCGGCTGTTGCCGTTGCTGTGACGACCGTTATTGGTTCATTTATTGGCTTAGTGCGTTGGTTAGTAAAGCATTACCTCGCGGAACTAAAGCCAAATAGCGGCTCATCTATCAAAGACCAGGTAAATCGTTTAGAAGCGCGTGTCGATACCATAATCGAGATGTTAGGCAGGTAACACTTATCCCGTGGCAAGGAAACGACCAGTCATAGACTTAGACACTTATAGCGCCTTGGATGCTTATGCCATTGCACTTAACGAGTATTACAAGTCTTTACGCAGAGCAGGGTTCACAGAGACTCATGCCTTTTGGTTGCTATCAGATCGTGAAACGTTTCCAGATTGGATTATTCCAAACCTTCCCAATCGAATCGACAATATCCCCTATGAGGACGACGACGAGGATTAAATGAAACGAATCGTTATTCTGAGCGATTTACAGGTTCCTTTCGAGGATGTCCATGTAACTCAGAACATAGCAAGATTCCTACAGAAATTTAAGCCAGACCAAACAGTTACTATCGGTGACGAGATTGATTTTCAGGCTATCTCCAAATGGTCTGAAGGCACTCCCGCAGCTTATGAGCAGACCCTTGGGGATGATCGTGACCGTTGCGTTGAATTGCTCTGGGAATTGGGTGTCACAGACTGCATCCGGTCTAACCATACAGACCGCCTCTACAACATCATTATGAAGAAGATTCCGTCATTCTTGTCATTGCCAGAGCTGCGGTTCGAGAAATTTATGAAATTCGATGAATTGGGTATCACCTTCCACAAGAACCCAATGCCTATCGCTCCAGGCTGGATTGCCGTTCATGGCGATCATACGCCTATCAAGCAACTGGGTGGCCTAAGCGCCCTAGAAGCCGCTAGAAGGCATGGAAAAAACGTAATCTCTGGTCATACCCATAGAGCAGGCCGTAGCGCCTTCACAGAAGCCTCTGGAGGCCGTTTAGGGCGTGTTTTACATGGTGTCGAGGTAGGTAATCTTATGGACTTTAAACAGGCCTCATACACCAAGGGAACGGCAAATTGGCAGCAAGCGTTTGCCATCATGTACGTCCATGGATCAACAGTCCAAGTGGACATAATCAACATTGAAAAGAATGGCACTTTTATTGTCCAAGGCAAGGTTT